GTATAGATAACATCAGCACTGGTAACATTTGCTTTAGTTACAACTTTAAAAGTATTAGCCATTTATCCTCCTATTATCCTAACTCAACCGAGCGCAATGGCAAGGGCCGTAGGGTCCTCACTTGAAAATCCTGCACTCGTTAAATATGTTTTTAATGTTGTTAATGCTACTTGCTTCATTGTACCATCATCGTTTGTTACTAATCTATCTGCATCTGCTAATGTTATTGATGAAGCCGCAGTGCCACCATCCATAATATTTAACTCTGCCGCAGTTGCTGCTACATTAGTTCCACCAATATCTAATGTGGTTACTGATATTTCACCAGCTACAGTTGCAACACCATCTGCTAAAGTAATTAAATCTGTATCATCAGTGTGTCCAATTGTTGTTCCGTTAACAATTACGTTATCAACAGTAAGTGTTGTCAGTGTTCCTAAAGAAGTAATATTAGATTGAGCCGCAGTGGTTACTGTTGCCGCCGTTCCAGATACATTACCAGTTACATCACCAGTTAAAGGACCTGCAAAAGCATCCGCTGTTACAGTGCCATCAAAATATGCATCTTTAAATTCAACACTACTACTACCAAGGTCAAGTATGTTATCAGCACCCGGTGTTAAAGCACCGTCTGTAAGTATTAATTGTTTTTCATTTCCTGCATAAAAATTAATTGTATCAGCAGTTTCAAAATCTATTTTTGTTTCATTGTCTTCACCTATTTTAACATCTGTTGCTAAAATAGATGTAATTCCTGTTTGTGCCGCGTCTACACTTAGTGTGTTCGTTGATAAACTTACACCAGTTCCTGCTGTAAAAGCAGTTTTAGACATTGCTATTGCAGCAGAACTATTAATATCCGCATTAACAATAACACCGGAACCAATCGCTGCTGTTCCGTTTGCTGCTATGCTTATATCACCCGATATAGCAACAGGATTAAAGTTTGTGCCATCACCAATAAGAGCGGCGCCACTAGTATTAGTATTCATGGTGATATCATCACCAGTAATTGTTAAATCACCAGTAACAGTTAGGTTACGACCTATTGTTACATCGTTATTAGAATCTTCAAATATTAATTTACTTGCGGGTATTGTACAGAAAACATCTTTTGTGCCTGCTGCAAAGTCAACCGCACTATCGCTGTTAGAAGAGGATATTACTGTTGTACGTGTAAGATCAGAACTATCACCATCTAGTGTACCTAGACCTACTTCAAACTCATTTGCTGTTTGATGAACGATAGCATAATACGTTGTATTACTATTACCAACACCAGCAGCAAAAGTTTCAAAACCAGTTACCGCACCACCAAGAGAAACAGCACCTGTTCCTGTAGTAGTAGTTGTTTCTTTTACACGATCATTAATGACTAAAGCCATTTATTTTCTCCTATGCTAATCGTAATATAGCGTTACTTGCATCGGCTGTTGGAAACTGAATTGTAAATGTTCCACTTGTAGATGTCTTATCGCCACCGAAATCTAAAACAGCAACAGCTTTATTAGAGTCTGTGCTATTGTAAATTAATGCTCCTCTTGCAGTGATAGTTGCTGATGTAAAAGATACGTCAGAAAA